CAAGTACATAAAAAAATGCGCTCCCGGCTCTATACCTTAGCACTGTGACCAAAATGATACAGTGACAGGCAGAGAACAGAAGCGTAACGAGGGATGATACGATGCAGGGTGTTCCTGTGGGCACAATAAATAGCGCGCACCCGCGACGCGAGGTATTAATTTAATGCGGTTTTTAATTGATAGAAAAAGGGAGGGATTTTTGCCCCTCCCTGGTATTATCAGGATGCTAGTTTCTATTAGCGTTATGACGCCAATTTCTTAAAGAACGCCATCGTGTCGTCGTCTTCCTCGTCCCATGGAGCGTCAGACTTAGGTGCAGCCTTAGCTTCAGCCGTCTTACCGGCGTTTGCTATGGCGTACGACTCATCGAGTTCGTTCTGTGACGGTACCTTGGTTTGTGGCTTGGAGTTTGGGTTTGAGTCCAGACCCAGTACACGGTGGAGCTTCGACTTCAGTTCGTCGTATGACTTGAAGTTGGATGGTGCGAGGAACTCCTGTAGTGAGTACTCTTTCTTCCAGATAGCTTCCATCTTGGAGTCGTCGTCGAACAGTGGTGCCTGGTTACCGAACTCTGACTTGTCGTAGTTGCGATAGCCTTCCACGTTACGGATCTTGAGCTTGAAGTTTGCCCCCGACCACAGGTCGAACGGGTTCATTGGTTCCTGGTCTGGGAACTGTGGGTTCATGGCGTCGTTGAGCTTGTCGAAGATCTTCTTGCCGTACTTGAACAGGAACACCTTACCCTCGTTCTCAGGGTTCTGCTGATCGGTCACCACGTAGATGTTGCTGATGAACGTCAACTTACGCTTCTGCGCACGTGCGATCTCCTTGTCGGACTCGATGCCTGAGTTCCACAAGGTCGAGTTGTACTCACCCACTGGATCTGGCTTACCCAAAGTGGTGAGAGAGTTCTCGATGTACCAGGAACCGGTCGGTCCCTTGAAACCGTGTGAGAAGATTCGAACGAAAGGCATGTCCTCGTCGGCCGGTGGTGGAAGGAATCGGATCACTGCGTACCCGTTACCGGCCTTGTCCACGTTAGGGTACCAAAAACGATCGTCCTTGTCGTTACTGTTCGACTGACCACCGTTGATCTTGTTGGTTTCCTGAATCAAACGATCCAAAGACCCCTTACCGGACATCTGTCTAAGCTTATTAAAGTCTACCATCTATATTCTCCGTATTTGATGTATTAATCGTATTGCTGCCGGTATGACAGCGCACTCTATTTATACGCCGCTGAAGTGATCGATAACGATCTTCTTGCACTTGTCAGCGTCGTACACGACGAAGGGACGTAACTTCTCTACACGATCCATCTCACCCTCCGCTACCGGATCGCCACTCAGTCGTGACCTCCAGTATCCCATACAACCGGTCAAACCGGTCACTATAACCACTACCTCTATCGACACACGACCGGCCATACACTCGCGCATGAGCGGTGGGTGCCCATCGGCACACGACAGAGCCTTATCCAAGTCCTCACCTAAACGCTGAAGCTCTTGGCGCAACACATACGACATGGACTGACCACGCCTCTGCCACTCACGAAACGTCTTCTCAGCCAAGTCACCGTACGCCAACTCCTTGACCCACACCTTCGGGTCACGAACCAGATTAGACACGATCAAACCACGTGGGTCCTCATGCTTCGCCAGCTTCTGGAAATACAACTTGTCCTTGCGCCTGTCGAACGACTGTACCGACGCACGAACCTTACCGTTAAACTTTGTGTAGTCGTAACCAGGCTTCGTGAAGTGCTGCTTCAACGCCAGGTACTCACGATAACAATCATAGGCAGACATGTTATGGGTGGTATCCATTATCGATCAACAGCTTCTTGACGTACGCTCTGAACTTGTCCTCGGGACCAAGGAACTCCTTGTACAGGTTATCCATCTCACGCTTGTCAAGTCGCTCACCCCTATCGGACACGTCGTAACCACGCGCCTTAAGCTCCTCAACGATGTCGTCGTCGTCCAACTCACTCAACATCTCGTCAGTATCGATGTGCACGTACGGCATTATATACCCCTCATCCTCATGTCAGCCATGAACTCTCTATACAGCGTCAACTCTAACTCGTGTGCCTCTATCTCCCAAGGCAGGTCCCAATAGCTGGTGTTGAAGTTATCGACCACGCCACCACGCCACTTACACTTGCGTGAGCGTGTCAGGTCATACAACTCACCCTTCGCGTACTGCTTGACGTGTACCATCTCGTGTGCGATAGCCAACAGCGTCTGCTTCTTCGATAGGTTTGGCCTGATTGATATCGTGAAGTCTCTCGCCTTGTATGAGCTGTCGTTCCAGTCACAGTAACCGTGAACGTTGCCGTCCATGTCGTTGAACGTGAACACCAACTCTACGTCCACGACCTGATTTAATCTGTTACCTAACAGGCGACGGGCATACCACCTCGCAGCCTGCTTTACCAACTTCATCTGCGTTCTCTGTGGCTTGCCTCGTGTTGTCAGGTACATGGATCCCTCCTCGTGCGAGTACAAGCTATTTATATCGGTAGCCGTGCACCACGCTTTAAGATGTTAAGGTTCTCACCCTCGATCTGCATCTTCGCTTTAAACACTGCGTCCTTCTTGATCAGCGACGCTGCGAACTCTATCTCGATCTTATTGTTCTCACACCACAACAACACCGCATCGATGTAGTCGAGGTTCTTGTCACGACGCATCTTCTCGATGTCGTCGTTGAAGCTGTTGGCAGCCGGTATCGTAAT